ATTTCTTTCTGCAATGAGTCGGTCATATTCTTCATAGCAGATTCACGGTTTTTTAGATAATCAGCGAATGACATTTGTTTCTCCTTTTCGTCGTTTCGTTGTTTCGTATTAGTATTATAGTTTGAATAGTATTTATTTTTGTAATAAAGTTTGTTTCATTACATCTTTGTGAATATCAGTTACTTTGTTTTCAAAGAAAGGTCTATAGTTTATCAACCTATCGATGTGGTCAGGGAATACAATAGGTACTGATACTTCTTTTTTGTGTTTATCAATGAACGGAAAGAACTTATCTATTGCTACTAATGTCTCAAGAGATAGTGTTCTGTTTAGACAAAGTTTGTGTATTTCAGGAATGTCTTTGGTTACTGAAAACAGTTGTTTAGGATTACTATGAGAAATGTATTGTAAGTCTTCTTTGAATCGTATTGGAAAGTTCTTTATTCTTTCTTTGTACTCTTCGTAGGTTGGTTTAGACATATTCTTTATCCAACACTTAGGGTCTTTGAGAAAGTGACTTACAAAGAAATCAACTCTGTCTTCTTGCTTTACAATCTTTGCCATTTTCTCAAAAGCAAACATATCGTTTCTACTTTTGTAAGAATCAACAGATGCTTTTACTTTACCATTGTACTTATGGAAATCGTAAGTTGTACTAAAATGTCTTTGTAAAGCAAGATAGAGTTGGTAACACTCATAACCGTCTTTTGTACTCATTACACTAATGTGTTCTTCTTATAGGTTAGAAGGTTTAGATTCATCGCATCAATTTCCATCTTCTCTTTGATGTTCTTTGACAACGTCTTACGTAAAGATTCAAACTCAATGTTGTATCTTTGACAAATCTCAACAGTGCAATCGATATAGTTCAAAGAAGGATTTTTTGCTTTGAGTTTTTCGATTTCGGTTGAGAGATTCTTTACTTTGTTTTGAATTTCGGAATCATACGTCATCGAATTTTGTTTTTGGAACTCGACGATCGATTGTTCTTTGTGTAAGCTCAGCAAGATATTGTTCGTAAACGAATTCATTTTTATCCTCATAATATTCTTTTACCATTGATAAGATTTTATTCTTATCATTGTCAGGTAAACTTGACTCTTCCCAAAACTGTACTATGTCAAGGGCAGCTTTCTCAATCTGTTGTGGTGTCAGTAACATTGTTATAGTATATCTCCGTAGTTTTTTTCAGTAGTTCTGTGTACTGAATGATCTCTTTCTTCTTCAAATAAAACTCTTGTACAGAACCATCTTGCACTGAGATTAGAATAAGTATCTGCTCTGGCATCTCTTTTGTAATCTCATAGTAGGACCAAAAGTAGAAACAACCTTGTTTGTAATAGTTTTCAATGTATTGTTCTTTCTTTGGTTTGCTTGCTGTTTTGAAATCTACAATAGTTAGTTTGTCGTCTACTTCTGCGATACAGTCAACTGTACCTGCAACTTTGAAAGTGTGAGAGTAAAGTGCTTTTTCAAGACATCTAATGTTGTCAAATCTATCTAACTGAGGTCTAATAGTTTTGAAAAGAAAGTTGCCATCGATACTCTCATCTTCTAAATCTTCATTGAGAAGATAAAGTTCACAAAGTTTGTGCATTGAAGTACCTCTACGACTTGCCATCGTAGAGATTTTGTTTGCCTTCTCAGCACCTACTCTCTTTCTCCATTCGTGAAGACCTGTATTGTCAGAAGTAGCACTTAGTACTGTTGTAATACTTGGATACTTTACTTCTGTTCCTTCAATAAGGTATTTGCGACCTGAGTCAGAGTTTATTTGTTTTAGCTTCGGGATTGTAACCCACTTGTGATTGAATTTTTTCAACATCTTCCTTTGTAACGTATGTGTGTTCCACCTCAAACATTGGATCAAGCAATACGTTTTCCATAATAGTTTTCAACGATCTAGCACCAGTACCTAATGTTTCAGCAACGACAGCCATCTGTTCAATAGCTTCATCATCGATCACTAACTCTTTTTCAGAAAAATTGAATAGTTCAGTGTACTGTTCTATCAAATTGTTCTCTACCTTTGATAGTATGTTTTTCAAATCATTTACAGATAATCTCTTCAAAGTTGCAACAAGAGGCAATCTACCAAGGATTTCTGGAATGAATCCAAACTCTTCAAGGTCTTCACTCTTAGCGTATTTTAGGATTTCGTCCTTGTCAGGCACTTCGATTTGTTCTGAACCTGTGAATCCAATAGGTGTTGAACGTTTGATATTCATTCGCTTTTCGATAATCTCTTCAAGACCTACGAAAGCACCACCAACGATGACAAGAATGTTTGATGTATCGATTGAGAACTTTACTTTGGCAAGTCCTGTGTTACGCTCAAACTCCATTACTGTGCCTTCGATGATTTTCAACAACGCTTGCTGAACAGATTCACCACCAACGTCTTTCTGTTTTTGACCACCACCTTTTCGTTTGGCAATCTTATCGAACTCATCGATAAAGATAATACCAGTCGCTGCTGCGTCATAGTTTTCATTTGATGCGTTGATAAGACCTTCAACAATAGACTCAGCATCTTTACCAACATAACCTGCAGCAGTAAGTGAGTTAGCGTCAGCAACAAAGCAGGGAACTTTGAGGTAATCAGCTAACTGCTTTACCATAAACGTTTTACCTGAACCTGTAGGTCCAATCAAGATACAGTTAGTCTTATCAAGTTTCTTTTTGAATCCTGAATCTCTCCAAATAAGCAAACGCTTGTAATGGTTGTGAGCAACGACAGAAAGAATCTTCTTCGCTCTTTCTTGACCTACAACAAACCTGTCAAGGTAGTCATAAATCTCAGAAGGAGAGCTTAGCTCCATTTCTTTCTTTGTCACACCATTATCTTTGAAGAGTTCTACCTTCGTTCTAACTGCGTCTAATGTTTTTCCGAAATATTCTTTTTCATTATCTGTTAACATATAACCTCATACTAAGTGACTAATACCATTCGCTCTTGGGTGTTTTGACTTGATGTCTCGCAGTTTATCTTTGAATCCTTCTGGCAATCTTCCTGAATCAGTTGAACGTCCACCAATAACCGTTGGTGTTGAAAGTTGCATAGTTAAGTTAGGGTTGTCTTGTTTAAACTTATCTAACTCACTTATGCGGAGAAAATGCTGCTCCGTTTCGCCTTTTTCATTAATAAAATTGTAGGTTGGCATATTACTCCTCTTCCCCTTCTTCTAAAAGTTTGCTCATCATAGCAAGGTAAAATGTCTTAAACTCTTCTCCTTCTTCGAACTTAGAATCTTCGCAAAGTAATTCGCTTAGAATGTTCCAAGCACGCCTTGCAGATTCTATAACTTCTTCGTTGTAATCTTGAGGTTCCATTTTACTTTCCTTTTTTCTATTATAGTCATAATCCTAAATAAATACTCAGTAGGAAGTATAAGGTATTTATTTAGTGAACGAACTCTTTGAAAGATACAGAAATCTAGCACTTGTAGCAGGTGCACCAACAAGACAAAAAGAAAGTCTTGAGTGGTTCAGAAATCGTTTGCGCAAAGACAGAATAAGAGATTTTGATCAAGTTACTGAAAATGCAAGAACTCCGTTTATTAAAGAAGGTCAGATGATAACTTATGAATACGATCCTTTGATGAAGAAGAAATTACCTTACTATGACGTCTATCCTCTTATAGTCATTGCTGAGATTTATTTAGACGGATGGCTTGGAATAAACGTACATTATCTTCCTCCAAAATTTAGATCGATGTTATTTTATGAGTTGAATTACAAAAGAACAAGTATGGTACAATTGTCTGAGAAACTAAAGAAACATCCAATTTCAAAACCTGCTTTCAAAAGATACAAAGCAAACAACTTGAGAACTAAACCTAAATTGATTCCAAAATCCGAATGGGACATTGCAATACAACTACCATACGAAAAGTTTATCGGAGCATCTAATGATAAGGTGTGGAGAGATTCAAGGAAGAAGTTATGATCAATGAATTTATAGCTCAGATGAGTAGACAAGGACTTGCAAGGTCTTCAAGATGGACCTGTACAGTGTTTCCACCTGCTTCTCTTGGCGGTGCTGCAAAGTCTCTTTCTCAAGCTGCAGGTAATAAAAAAGGTGAGGTTGCTTACACAGGCGAATCGATTGACACAACAGGTAATGCTAAAGGTACTAATGAAGCAAGGCGACAAGCAAGTGGTGCGATGGTTGAAGTTACTGGTGATAGTGCATCTAATAAAACTGCTCCTCAACAAGTACTTGGTTACGAAATGTCAAACATTAATACAAGTGTGAGAGCGTTGAGTCTCAACTGCCTCTCTGCAAGTATTCCTGCAAGAGACATTCTCAACTCTGAATTTACAGAGTACGGTGAGACAAGAAATCTTGCAATCAAGCACACTCATTCAGATCTTGCAGTTACCTACTACCTCTCTGAAGACCTTAGAGAAAGATACTTCTTTGAGCAATGGCAAGATTCTATTTTCAACCCTGAGAACAAAAGACACGGATACTATAAAGACTACATTGGTACAATGGAAATAGATAAGTACAATGCAAGTTGGAATGAGAAAACTACTTCGTATGCTTTTTACGAAGTTTATCCAACTAACATTGGAGAATCAACTCTCACTTATGAGAGTACAGAAGTGCTAACATGCACAATAACATTTAAATATAGATATTACAAGAGGATTGCATAGAAAGGATAAATTATGAGTCAGCTAAGTAACATTAAGGTAGCAACTCCAACATTTCAAGAGTTGGTACCTTCATCAAAGAAAAAGATTACAATCAAACCTTTCAAGGTTGGTGATGAAAAAGTTTTGCTTCTGGCATCAGAATCAAAAGACAATAAGCAGATGATTAGAGCTCTCAAGCAAGTTATTGACAACTGCACTGATGATAGTGTGGATGTAAGTGAACTTACTACCTATGATTTAGAATATCTGTTTGTAAAGCTGAGAGCAGTCTCTGTTGGAGAGAACGCAGACATTGGTGTTAAATGCACTAAGTGTGAAGCTACAAATAAGATTTCTATTGATCTTTCTAAACTTGAAGTTAGTTTTGATCCTGAACACAAAACAACAGTTAAGATCAACGACAACCTTGGATTTGAAATGAAGTATGTGGACCTTGAAGATGTCTCTGAGGTGAGCGACGAAAACATTGA